TTACAAGCCAAAGTCTAAGCCCGTCACATATTACACCGCACCACTACCCGAGATAATCGGTCGCCCTATTGACGACCACATAGCATACGACTTGGCTATGGCAGATTACATGGGTGAGGACTTGAGTGTAGATGTATGCCCTATCTGTGAGAACCTTACAGATTTAGAAGTCGACCCTAATTATTGTATAGCATGCGACATGTGCTTTGACTGTGAAGTTGTCAAGGCAGACTGCCTGTGCTATAATGCGCCTATGTGGAAATACAATGGCTACTATGATTTCACCACTTACTAATAAGAATTACCATGAGCACCGTGCTTGTGGTAGTAACACCAACTAGAGAGGCAATACAAGAATGACCGTATCAACAGAAACAATTCTCGGCTTGGCTGAGGAACTGCGTGTAATCGCAGATGAAATCTCATACAACGCTTACGATATCTCATCAGATTATCCAAAGCGTGGCACTATCGTCAAGGCAAAGGCAATTCAGAACCGCTTTAAGCCTAAGTCAATGTGGGTCTCACTCGGAGACGGCACATACAAGCACCTTACAGGTAGCAAGGGGCTCACTACTACTCATGCTCGTCTCGACGGGTATGTAGACACAGTATTTGAGTGCTAATCTTAACACCTGAGCATGTGTATAAACTGCTCACCCTTAATTATTAGAAAGGAAATACAATGAGCGAGCCAATGTGGCTAGACGGTGATGATGTCGCACTAGGCATTGACCCTGTGTGTGACAACTGCGAAAGGCAACATGATGTAGATGACGAATGTGACAACGGAGAGCCTGATGTCATGTGGGACGATTACTTCGAGGACTAGGAGATAACAATGGACAAGGAACTCATCAAGCATTTCTATACTTTAAGAAGTGCCGCTGGCGTAATACTTACCGTGCGTAATGACTCAGGTTCTTTCGCACCCTTTACAAGGGAAGAGTATACTGCTATAATGAACGCTTATCATAGCCTACAAGAGGCTATGAGTAGTATCTATAAGAGAGAGGTTGAGTTCTTTGGCAATCAAGTATCTTGAGGGACTATGTACGGGTCACGCTGACCCTGACATATGGTTCTCCGACTCGGCTAGAGATGACGGCACACGTGGTCGTCGCTTCATGGTTGACGAAATAGCAACAGTTACTAAAGCATTAGAAGCACTAGCAATCTGCGCTAAGTGTCCTATCATTAACGACTGCCGAGAAATAGGCATGACTGATGAACACATAGACAACGGGGTATGGGGTGGTACACTATCAGGTGAGCGTATCATGATTAAGTATCCTGAAACGAAAGATAAAGCACGACTATTAAAGATTAACTTTGCTCACCGTGTTAGACAGGCGCAACACGTATGAGAGCGATTATATTTCTGCTAATCGTAATGGGTGTATTCCTATTCGACGATAGTCAGACGGCAACTGAACAGACAACTAAAGATACAGTTCGCACAGTATGGACTACCGCTGATAGCAAGGCTTACGCCCGAGACAAACTCAGCGATTGGCAGAATAAACAATGGTCTTGCCTTAACAGATTGTGGGGTAAGGAGTCGGCATGGAATCCGAAAGCGTACAACCGTGTTCGGGTAATGGGGAAACATGCTGGCGGTATTCCACAACTGTTAGGGCTTGACCCTAAGACACCGCCAACGTATCAGATAGAACGTGGGCTTGATTATATATACTACAGGTATGGCACGCCATGTCATGCATGGGTATACTGGAAACAGAATGGGTGGTACTAATGGCTAAGCATGTAACGGAAATGAAGCCTGATTATACACAGGCTATGGATATTCGTGGCAAGGCTACTACAGTATGTCCCTGTGGCTCACAGATATGGAACTTAAAGACCATCTTTGGTGATGACGGGGAGATAGACATGTATTTCCTTGACATGGAGTGCGCTGAGTGTGGTACACTAGCAACAGCACCAACACCGATAGATACAGAGGAGGAGTAATGCCAAGGCTTAGAAAAAATAAACCGATAGAACTTAATGATGACCAACTATATGTAGTTATGCATTCATTATTTGTGCACACTAGACTTGCACATACTGGTGATAAGCCTAGCCTAACATATAAACCTGAGGGTTATGAATTACAACTATGCCGTGATACATATGATATAATTTCTGCAGAGTTCTGGGCTAGAGCCAAAGAAGAACAACGGATTGACAATGAACTATACGAACTAGCAAAGGAGTATGAATAATGCCTGACTTTGTACACGAATTAGTACACAATAAAACAGAAGGTGGTTATTCAACATCAGCATGGAGACGACGATTGATGAATGAACTTAACGTTAGGTTTGTTCCACCTGCAGAGCAGTCAGATGACCCGTGGCAACCTGTTGTATATCCACGCAACGAGGACTTAGGGGTGGTATAATGCCAACATATGAATACAGATGTGACAAGTGTAACGCACACTTAGTTCTATCACGCAATGTAAACGACAGAGATGTCGAGGTAGCATGTGACTGCGGTCACACATTCACAAGAATATACACAGCACCAGGGATTCAGTTCAAGGGAACTGGATTCTACTCAACGGGAGGATAACATGTCAGAACTAGACGAATTAACTAATGACGAGTTGTTCGCATTAGTACAAGCAAATCTGTATGAGGACTCTGCTCCCTGTCCAAATATGGATAGTCATTACATATCACAGGAGTATGGGCTATACTTCCAGGTTCGTTGTCGGGTCGAACATCATGATACTGTAATGCTTGACAAGGCAGGGTATGAACTTCTCATACAGAACGCTAATGACAAGGGCTTAGTGCCTTTGTATATTTGTTCAACTCCAGTTGGTATATGGGAGTTCAACCTTGCCCTTGTCAAACCTACACTTGATAAAACTATGGCATACCTAGCAATAGATAAAGGTAAACCTATCTTGCAATGGTATCCTGACTATAGAAGTGAGGACGAATACATCTACTCTGCCCTTGAAAGTGAGGAAGAGAATATGTATATTGACCCTGCGGAGGTAGACATCAACATGGAACTAGAAGAATGGGAGTTAGAGACTTGAGCCTAGCCTTAAAGTCTATCAACTTCATTAAGAAGTACGCACCTATAGTGCTACCACTAATAATATTTATAGTGATAGTTGTATTTACGTACCTTCTTCTTCTTCTATTTCTTCTGATTGGTTATCTGTTTCCGTGGGTGGCGTAGTATCTACATCAACGAATGGTCTATAGCCACCAATCTTTGCAACAAGTTTGCGTAACGCCCTGTTAGAACGCATGCGTGCAGCATCAGGTGTTCCGCAATCCAACTCCTTGGCAATATCTCCATAGTCCATAGACTCTGCATATCTTAAGAACAATATATTCTGTTCATCTTTATTTAACTTAAGGTATGCGGAGTCTATCTCTATCATCATGGCCTGCAAGTTGCCACCTTCACTAGGTGCACTAGGTCTTCCTGGTCTACCAAGATTTAATTTATGCGTCACACCCCATTCATTTCTAAGTACGGGTGGAAGCAATGCTTCAATAACATCTGACTCATAATAATACAAGTCGCTAACGTCATAGCCTAAACTCTTAGCCTTCCAGCGTTGACAATAATCTAATGCCTGATTACGTAGGCTACGATAGATTAAATTCTTTGCGTCCTTCGGACCAATGGCTACCCACTCTTCAAGTTTATTAGGGTGCTCAGGGAACCATTGATACAATGATTGTTTAATGTCATCGTATTCTACAACATTAAACTTCTTGTGGTACTCAGTTGCTACTGCAACTATAATGTATTCCCAAGGTTCAATTTGTTTCCAGTCCATTGTCTGCTTTCTCATTCTTATATTTACGAGTACCAGTTAGTAAATCTTCAACAGTAATTAGATAGCCACGACTCTCATTAGGTGGTATCTTGCATGTAATCTCTCTGCCTAATTCAGCAACAGTCTTCTTTAAGATATGGGTTGGAATCATAAAGACTCCTTGTTCAAGTACGAATGCCCAGTACGCTGCTTCCGTAACACTCAACCCTGATGGTTCCCATGACTGTGACTTATTAAAGAAGCACTCAACTTCAATGTATAAGTTGTTCGTAATCCACCACTTGCGGTCACGCTTTACTTCGACTGTCTTACCACCAGTGAGCAACTCTTCTACTAGTTGTTCACCTTTTCTGCCGTACCCAAAATCCAAATCAAACGAAGACTTGTTACTCATTAGGCCACTTTCCTCTGAGCACCATCATAGCGATGACGCCATAGTTTGCGATATCCTTGAAGGAATCCTCAAGGGGTTCGTTCTCTGCAGTAGTACCCTTATCAATTAAGTTATTGATACGAGCACTCTTGTCGTGCATGCGTACTCTTAGTCCATTAAGTGGACCACCTGGTGATTGAGATATATTCTTTGGTCCATAATCTTTATGCTTACTGATAAGCAAATCACCAAGTTCATTCATGATTAATCTTACGTCGCTTTCGAATTCAGTAGCGGAACGGCCACCGTAATAAGTAGGGTTGAACCCGTCGTTTCCATCCGTACTATCTTGAATCCTTGCTTCGCCAAGTGCTCGGTAATCTGCCATATCTCCTCACTTTCCATCATCTAGTATTGACTTAAGTTCTTCATCAATACCCACCATACTGCTACGAACAATTGCTTCTTGAATAATATCTACAATAGAATCTGCATTAGTCTCAGCGGTAAACAATGTCATATATGTATCCTGTGTAATCTTTTCAATCTTCTCAGGTTCGTGTGCATACCTATACATACAGCGCAACAGAGAACCTATCATGAGGCGATAGCCATTAGGCAAGATAAGTGCAGGGTCAAACTCTTCATCTTCTTCTAATAGATGGTCTGTTGCTTCGAATACATTTTCAAATGTCTCGCCGCATTCAGGACATTGCTTCTTATCATCGCTCATTATTTAATCCTATCTTATCTCTAATGTAATCTGCACCGTACTTTACGTAAACTGAATTGACATCTTCACCATCAGGCATTGAGACAATCGTAACGGGCAACTCTCTAGCAAGGCCAGTTGCAAATTCTTTTCCAGGTTGGTCTCCATCAGCAAAGACAAAGACTCTTTCAAAGTCAGCAAGTAATCTTGTGTAGTGTTTCTTCCACGAGTTTGCACCAGGGACTCCAACGCATGGGATACCTATACATTTACTAAGTGTAACTGTATCAAGTTCTCCTTCACATACACCAATCCAGTCGCCTGCTCTTTCAATATCTAATACATTATACATCTTTGTATCTGCACCAGTCATACCCATATACTTTGGTTCAACTGCTGGGTTCAAACTTCTAAATCTTAAATCAACTACACCACTCTTGGTAATGTAAGGGATAGATAGCCTGCCAAGGAATGCTTCGTGCCCTACTTCAGGCTCCGCGACTACGCCTAATCGTGCCAACCGTGCTACTTCCACCGTAATTCCCCGACTTCGAAGGTAGTCTTCGGCCTGATAAATGTTTTCCTGATACTGCTTTGTTGCCAGTTCCAGTAAATCCTTCTGCGACTCTCGCTGCTTCACGTATATTAATCCCCTCTTGTCTAGAAATTATCTGTAAACTATTACCCTGCATGCCACATGCGAAGCATACGAACACATTGTTATCAAGGTTAGCAGTACCTGACTGATGCGAGTCACCATGGAATGGACACTTAAGGTTTACTTGACCATGGTCTCTGCGTATGCTAGCACCATAGTGTTCAAGTACATCCTTAATGGATGGTAAGTCACTCACCGAATACATCACCTAACCTAAATACTAAATAAGAATCTGCTATTGATTTTCCTCGAGCCTTGATAATAACTGCAGGGAGGACGGACTCACGGTCGAGCCCCCTTGCTTCCGCATAATGCGTTGCTTCAACTTGAGCCTCTTTGGTCCAACCACTGAGGTCAATGCGACCTGATGCACCAGGGGCTTTGGCTTCGATAACTCCAACTGAGCCAAGGAAATCCGAACGGACCGCAACGTCTCCCTCATCTCGTTTACCTGTACGAGCAAGTCGTTCAGCGTCGTATCCAAACCCTCTAAACCAGTTACGGATGTCCGTTTCAAATGTAGCACCTCTCTGCTTATGCGATTTACGTGATGTCATTCTGTTATCTTGCCATTAACAATGTCTAATGCTACTTGTCCTGGTACATACCAGTTATCTTTTGTAATTTCTACAGCATGTTTAGCAAGTAGATATGTAAATTCTTTTTGTTGGTCTAATAGATGCATGCTTAATGTCTTTTCTTTTATCACATTAACCCCATTAACATAGCAACAATAGCAAGTAATTCTGTATAAAATGTTTGGAATAATAACATAAGACTATTCATGTTATGCACTCTTGTCTTTCTTTAGGATACGAACAGCCCACTCTAAGCCATTGTTAACACCATCAGTCCAGTCATCTGTAACTGGGACACGTGCATCTTCAATCTTCTTTATTAACTTCTCAATTTCAATCTTAGTTTCAAGCACTACGAACTGACGCATCTCTTGCGTCATATCATCTTCTTCTTCTCTTAACACCGTACTCCTATTTATTTTTAATTGTAACTAATGGACAGGATGCTGCTTGCAAGTCATAGTATAGTGCATCATTAAGTGAAACATCTATACCGCAGGTTGTCTTAATAGTTCTTTGCTGTGCGTAAGCCATCCCTACTACAAGCAAAGGAATTACTATAGAGATTGCAATAAAAAACTTAACTAAATATGAATCCATTATTCACCTATACATTCTCTGGGATATCATCAATAAACATATACTCAGGATTAAAGGCAACCCATGTCATGAGTCCTCCTCCTGCATCAGCACGGCCGTATCTATTCTTAACAGGTGCAACACCCATAGAAGTACCAACAACGCCGAGGGTACATATAAGAGCAGGAAGTTGAGCCACTTTGCCTTGAATGGCTGAGCGCGGTTGGCACGGAGAACCCGTGACAGCCTCCGAAGTATGGTGTAAGACAACAACTGCTGCGTTCGTCGCTCTCGCAAGGTACTTCAACTCCTTCATGATTGCACGCATTGATGCAAACTCTTCACCACCATCAGTGGCTACATCCATTAAATTATCTACAATGATAAGTACTGGTGGGCATCCCCACAATTCTTCAAAGGCTTGTACTTCTTCATCGATATCTTGTAATGATGGGGCAGATTCGAATGACCAAACAATATGACTACCTCGAGAAAGCGTAGCCTTTGTCCATCCAATATCATTTATTAACATCTGTTCTACATCACCTTGTGACTTGCCTGAAATCATAGATGCTAAGCGCATAGCCATTGTGTGTGCATTAGTATCTGCTGATATATAAAGCGTTGGAACTTTCATCTTCAACGCTAAAGCAAGCGCTAGTGTAGACTTACCCACTCCTGGTGCTGCTGCGAACATTGATACTTCGGAACGGCGGATGATAATCTTATTGTTCTCGAAGGCCTTGAAACAACTTGGTAACGGCTCGCCACCGATACTGGCACGACCAACGCTTCTGACAAGTGTACGCATCCCTGTTCCTCTCCTTTATAGAAGGAACGTAACCATGCCTTCTCTGACATGGCTACGTTTCTTCGTCTCATAAGTCTATATTAAGTTGTATTAGTTCACTGGTTTGCATTGGTCTGGAGTTCCCTGTGGAGTTGGGCACGCCCAGAACGCGTAAGGTTTCCCCGTTGTCTTGCTTACTCCCTCTCGTCGAATCCTCGTGCCGTGGATACACGTTGGTGCTGCTGTACCTGACACTGGCGAGACTGGGGTTGGAGCGGAGTATGTGGATTGCGGAGTGCTTGGCATTGAACTTGCTGTCCCCAAAGGGGCTGTCGCGTAAGCACCATGAACCAGTTTCTGTACTGCTGCAATTTGTGCAGAGTAATCTCCGACACCTTCAAGCAATACACTGAGTTCATCAGATGTGTTGGCACGTACGTTAATCATGTCACCTGTTGGTGTCTTGTACGATACCTGTAGTTTCCAGTCTTCTGTTGCCATATTATTTTTCTACTTTCGCTGAGAATTGGCAGTAGTCTGTGAAGCCACAGCGATACTGACAGTTGTTTGTATTAGGAAGAAAGATAGCAGACTTCCTCGCTTTGTCAAAGTTTTCTGCAAGATAATCTAACTTATCTGCAGTGTAACCTGATAGGTCTACAAGACCAGTAGTACCTGACTGGCGTGCCATCCAGTATGCACCGTACTTAACTTCTACCCCCAGGACTCTTTCGATTCCCACCTTATAGAAGCCAAGTTGTAGTGTACTGGAAGGTGTCTGCTGAGAGGTCTTTAAATCAACGACAACTAGGTTGCCTTGATATTCAAACACTCTGTCAATTATCATCTTGACTGGCACACCAGCAAACTCAGGTGTTAGAGCCAACTCGATTGCTGGAGTACCTTGCGGTGTCTTCCAGATTTTCCAGTCGGTATTGTTCTTGCGCCATGTAATGTAGTTAGCAACCCATTTAGGTCCAGCCGTGTTCCAGAATTTTGCATCTTCCTTATTCGGATTTTCCTTAGTTTGTTTGCCACCTACTCGAGCATCGGTTAAATCGACACCCTCTGCTTCCTCAGCCCAGGCCTTAGCCCATAAGTCAGTCGACATTTTCTAAGTCCCACATTTCTGTGGCTCTGTGAAATGCTGACCCACCGACGGACCACACCGCAGGTTTCTCAGGAATTGCCAGTAAACGACTGAGGTAATACATATACCCACAGTCGAGGTATGTCATCAGAGCAGAGTAACTCATGTGCTCTGGTAAGTGATATTCTTCTAGTTGTATGCTCATGTGGTATCAGTATACACGATGCCTGGAGTTTGTCAAGTATTGATTCATGGTGGTAATACTTGACAACTCAGAATCTATGTGTATAATTATATATATATAATATATATAAAAACCCCGAAGGGGTTTTATTATATAATATATATAATATATTATAGGAGAACATATGTTCGAAATAGTAGTAGCAGTGCTGATTGGCTTAGGTATCCGTGATGTTGTATATGAAATCGTGGATAGGATTCAAGAGGCTATCTTCCGTAAACGTGAGGAACGATACGAAGATTTGCTCGAGGAATGGCTAGAAGAAGAAATCTAGAAACGACAAAAGACCCCCTAACCTAGGGTAGATACCTTAGGAAAGGGGGTTTCTTGTCTCTATTGGCCTGCTAGAGGCCTAGAATTGGGTTACTTTGAGCCTCGTCCGAACTCTGTAGACTTAGGGTCAAGTGCCTTAAGGACTGGACCAGCCACTGCAGCCAGTGCTGCTGTTGCGAGATTCTTTGGGTTAGTTTCTCCAGCCATGTAGAGAGCAATAACCGCTGCTACTGCCGCACGTAGGTATGTGCTAGCAATTGCTTCGAGTTTCTTCTTGTTCATTAGTCCTCCTTAGGACTTGAATACTGGCTTACCGAATCCAACTACGGTTACGGCTTGAGACTTTCTCAACTTAGAGCCATTTTTCTTTTTGAAGGCGCGGACCTTTAGGCAGACTTGTCCACCATTTCGTTGGTCACCCTTCTTATCTGGAGCGGTATTACCCTCAATACAGGTAACAGTTCCATCTCCATTATCCTTGACTACAATCCCAATATGTGAGATTCTATCTACACCATCATTAGGAAAGTCAAAGAATACAATATCCCCAGGAAGTGGCTGAGCGGTATCGCTTGCCTTTTCCCACTGGTTCTTCTTCATGAATGCTGACGCACCATTGACAGTAGATACACAGTTAGGAATCTTAAGTCCTACTTCGTTAGCGCACCACATAACAAATGACCCACACCAAGGTAGGAAGTTTGCTTTTGTGAATGCACCGTACTTTGTTTCGTTATCTTTAGGTCCTTCAATAACACCAAGTTCACCTTGTGCTACTGCAATAAAGTCCATACGTTGTCCCATTATTCAGCCGCCTTCTTGTCAACCTTTGCAAATGCTGCGTTGATTTCATCAGCGGTCAGTGAGCCATCGTTTAGGAAGAAGCGAGCAAGTGCTTCAAGTACTCGTGCTGCACCTAGTGCACCAGCGAGAGTTGCTGCTTGCCATACTTCAATACCTACAAGAGAACCAGCACCAATAACACCTAGCGCTTCGGCTGCAATTACTGCACCGATTCTCATCATTACATTCTTAAATGTTTCCATCATCATCCTTTGGGTTACGTGCCTTGTATGTAACTACCCACATAAAAGTTGTTACTACAATAGCATAGCCGACTACCGTCTTTGCCGAGCCTTCTAATACGACCCAAGCAACGAACATTCCTAACAAGGTCCAAGCCTGGTTAAGGAAATCTGAAAGTATCTTCTTCATTATTGTTTTCTCCTGTATGATGCTGAGGCTGCTGATGCAGCGGCTGCTACTGCGGACTGTGTTGCGATTTGTCCCACGATTACTGCTGCTACTACTACCTTCTCAGATGTCTCACGAACTTCAGGAGACATATCAGCACCAATATTTGATAGTGCTGTAAATACTTCTGCAGGATTTGTAAATACTTCGCTAAGTAATTCTGCTGGATTATTAAATAATTCAAGTGCTGCTACTACACCAGCGGTTAGTACAACACCATTTGCTAATTCAATAGGAGTATCTGCTGGCAGTTCAGATGCTTCAACATCTTCTGCTTGCAATACTTCTTCCTCTGCAGGAGGCTCAGGCGCTTCCTCTGGTGCAGGTTCTGCTTCAGCAGGTGGTTCTTCTGCAGGTGCAGGAGGTTCCTCTACTGGAGCGGGTTCTTCTACGGGAGGTTCTTCCGCTACTGGAACTTCAGCAGGTGGTTCTTCAATAACTGCTGGTGGTTCCTCTGCTGGAGGAATCTCTACAGGTGGAATATCAACTGGCTCTGGACGTGGACGTGGCTCAGGTTGTGGCTGAGGCGCAGGCTCAGGTGTAGGAGTTGGAGTTGGTTCAGGCGTAGGTTCTGGTGTTGGCTCTGGAGTAGGGGCAACTGGTTCAGGTTCCAATACTGGAGGAACTTCAACCTGTGTTACGCCTGCTTCTTCTAAAGTTACAATTGTACCGTCTGTAAGACGTGCACCTGTACGCTCATTACCCTGTAATGGTCCACTAGTTGCATATGAATAAGCAACTGTGCCATCTGTCTGAATCTGTGCAGTAATGATGATGCTAGTAATTTCACCAGTCATCATTCCATATGGACGGTAGGCTCCATCAACTTGAAAGCCACCATCACTAACATTAATAATAAAGTGAGTATCTGGCATCTGTTGAGGCAAAGCCCACCAGTCACGAGATTCAATTGATATAGATGGGGTTGCTGGATAATCCCAGTATGTACCATCAGGATTACCAAAGGTAATAACTGAGTTAGTTGTGGCATATACATTTTGATATGTAGTGCCATCGTATACAATTGTTACTGTCAGTGGAATCTGATATGAAACATCATCACCACCAGCGGTTACAATTGTAGTCACCTCTGGTGCTGGCACTACATCTTCTGCTACTGCATATGATAAAAAGAAAAGGTTTCCTGCTACTGCTACTGAAAATGCTGCTAAAAGGTTTCTACTCTTTCTCACAAAGGAGGATGTAGATTTGGTCAACGCGGGCTTCCAATCTATTGACTTGGTCTTTTACGGAACCGCCCCCGTTTGGTTTCAATTCTTCTAGATAGTGTTTAACCATCCAACGAATTGCACCAGCAAAACTTGCTACGATAGTTGCTACTGCTACGGCTATTCCAGCCCAATCTACTGCACTCATTAGACTGTCCTAATAGTTATCTCAATGACTCCGCCAAACCCATCAAAGCGTTTGTCAGGTGGTGTCATACGTGTGAATGTGACTTGTTCAATAATTGCTTGGCGTGACTCTGAGGTAGATAAATCCTGCCACGTAATAACGTCACCAGTTTCTTCAATCTCTTCTAGTAACGCAATACGGTCAGATGCTCTGCCCTCATAGCCAATCATTGTGTTGTATCTATCTGTCTCTACATCAAAGCAGTAGACAGGAAAGCGCATTACGCGCTGACGTGGTGTTGCAATTGTTGCCTTAGCCTGATAGCCCTTGAATATAGGACCCTGAGTGGTATCAGTTGTATCACGACTTAAGACAAACTTGTAAGCAACATACTCTTGAGCAGTTGCTGGTGTAGATGTTGTAACTTCTACTGGTTCAATGTCAGCATCATATGTGATGTGGTCATATTCTGTACCGTCTTTATCTACGGTTTCCATAACCATAGAACCATACGTAAAGTCACCGCGTCCAAGAAGACGCTTAAAGTTCTTAGGCTCAAGGGTTCCGTATCGGATATTACCTGTAGTAAGATAGCCAGATGAAATCAGATTAGACGCTTCTTCAATGTATACGTGCCCATTAGCAGCGGAAGCATAGGCAGTAGCAAAAGCCAACTGAGTAGTTCCATCTACGAATGCACACGATGTAGTAACGTGACCAGTAACTCCTGGATAGTAGACATCATTTGCGTAAGCAAAGCGTAGTGTTTCTAGTTCATTACCTAAGTCAATACGGATTGTTCCTGGCTCACCATCTACTGATGTGGCACACCATACATAGTGGTCACGAGCAGCAAAGTCATAGCAAGGTTGTGATGTTTCTACAATGAGTGGACCGTAGTTGATTGAACCATCTTGGTCAGATACAACTGCAGCACGGATACCCTTGTTAGTACCAATCATCATATAGCCAAGGTAGTAGTAAATCTTGTGGACAATCTCGCCCACTGGTAACTCTGCAGCAATAACTGCTGATGTCAGTGTAGGCATTACACCTGATGAGTTAAGTGTGAACTTAGCAATTGTAGATTGAATGCCGTTGTATCCAGCAATATAGATAGCAGGACCAGAGGCTGTAATAGATGTGTATACGTGAGTAGATGAAGGGTGAGTAAAGAGCAGTGTAGGTGTAGATGCTGCAGCAGTAGCGCACTCATATACTTTATTATCAGCACAGATAACTAGACGCTCTTTGACATACTCCATAGTAGCGTTAGTAATAATCTGAGAGTTATCAAATACCTTGAACTCATCTGCAGTGCTGGCACTTGAACTAGTCAATGGCTTGCCATACACAGTAAACTTTGTAGTACCACCAGCAGTAGCATTTGTAGCCCAGTATGCTTTAGTTCCATCATCACATACTGCATAGACTGGATAGACACCAACACCAGCATTGTAATCAATGAAGTGGGTAACTGTTCCGTCTGCAGCAATCTTATCTACGTCATACTCATCACGAAGCAATACACCTTTAGTGCTGTTCCATTCAATAGAACGTAGATGCTGTTGTGGAGTACCATTAGATGCGATAGCACCAGTAGTAACGTGCTCTTCAGATACATCTTTAAGAAGAGTTACCTGTCCCTTAGTCCAGACATTTACACCTTTGCTATCAGCAAATCGGTAGTGCCCATTCTCATCAGTAGTTGCTGGGTCGTAGAAGTTGATACCATCACCTGAGTGAAATGACATCTGACTTCTAATCCACCAACCAGTAAGAGATTGTTCTCCTGGCTCTGCGCCATTATCAAACTGGTCTTTTTTAAAGGGTGCAGTCTGACGGATATATGGACGTGCATCATTGATTGCGTAGATGAATGGAAGACCACCCACTGCAACGTCATATGCAACGTCAGTGTTCTGCCAGATGGCAGTAGATGAAACTACACCTACGTCAACTGCAATCGCACGTTCGGCACGACCTTCGGTAATATCACGACCAGCCACGTTACTCCTTAATTAAATGTATTTGTTTTAGAACAGTTACCGCAGTCTTTACACATTAGGCATTAGTAAATACAGAGTGATAAGTACTATTTACGGCAACAAAAATTCCATTATTATAATCCCAGGAAATATTTGAGCCAATGGAAACAGCATTACCTGCAGTTGTTCCATCTCCATAAGTTGTTGGAACAATTGCCAGTTCTCCCAAAGTTTTATTATACTTTGCTACAGGAGATGTACCACTACTTCTATTAAGTAAATTCGTATTATCGTAACCATAAAAGACAACACTGTTTCCGCTACCCCATTGAGATTGGGCTGTTATCCATCTATTATTTACGGTGTCTAATTTTTTTACAGTGTTATAAGTATAAACACGAGACATATTGGTGCTACCTGGACTCAGTGGAGTATTTATTGCTACATTAGTGCTCCAATTTGTTGCTATATTTGCTGTTGTTTGAACAAAAGCAGTACTTTGAGTGGCTTGAAAATGCCATTCTTGATTAACAGAATCATAAAGTATTTGTCCATTTCTTCCGCTAGCACTAGAATCAACTACAATTGCTGTATAAGTTGTACCATTAGTTGAATAAGATATTTTATTAGTTGCTGCCTTACTTGAAAGTACACAAATATGTGTAGTTCCATTTGTCTCGACACTTACAAGATTATCAGTTCCTTGTCCTGAAGTTCTGGATGTCCAAGTTGTTCCATCTGGAGAAGTTGCCATTTTCCCAGTATCGCCAACAATGGTGTAAAGATTAATTGAACCAGCAGTCCAACAAATATCATTAGCACCATCGGCGCTAAAGGTTGATGTGCGGTTTGTAAATGTTCCACCTAAAGATGCTGCACTTGCTACCTGAACTGTACCGCTATTTGCAATAATTACATAAGTGCTTCCATTTGTTTCTAGTCTTACAACGGCATACAAACCTTCCCATCCAGTTGCCCAACGAGTCCAGTTTTTTGCATCACTAGAATAAAAAAGGAAACCATTTGTTGTTCCAGTAAACCAATATCCATTTTTGTAAGCAACAAATGCTGGACTTGAATATAGTGCTGTTGAGAAGGTATTTGAAGGTAAATAATAAGTTGACAATACTGGTGCTCCAGCACTACCCCAAGATTCAGAGGTTCCATTAGTAGTAAGGAACTTACCTGAGTTACCAGTCTGTGAAGGAAGTGCATACTGAGATACAGTTCCCCAAGACTTAGCAGTACCGTTGGTAGTTAGATACTTACCAGAGTTACCTGTCTGGCTTGGAAGGGTTGCTTCCTTGCTATCAATCTGTGTTTGAACAGCAGAAGTTACGCCATCTAGGTAGCCTAACTCTGTTGCTGATACGGTAGTTAGGGCTGTACCTGCGTTTGCTAGGTCACGGGCTTTACTCATTAGTTATCCTCTTCTACAATAGGAGATACAAATTTCTCTCCATCCCAAATATCACCAATGCCAGCATACTTGCCACCAAAGTTATTATTATAGGATGTTTGAATCCAAGTTCCACCAAGACCTAAATCATTAGCAAGAAACTCTTGTCCTCTATGTTCTTGTTCATTATCTACAACAAGTACTCTAAGGACTTTATTGTTTGAATCTATTTCTGCAAAATGTGCCATTTATTTCTCCTTAGTAAAAGACAATAACTACGCCTGAACCACCAGCACCGCCAGTGCCGCTAGTTACAAATACTGTTGTTGTTCCAGTTTTAATTGCGGCGCCGCCACCTCCGCCACCTGCTCCACGATTGGCTGCACCAGCACCGCCATTGCCAGCAGTTGTTGTAATATTTGTTGCAGAAACAGCCGCAGCACCACCACTGCCGCCTCCTGCTGTACCATTTCCACCGTTAGATGCTTGAGTATTGCCGTTTGCTCCTCCGCCACCTCCGCCACCACCTGCAAATCCTGCGTCAGTTGATGTTCCTGGAGTTCCTGTAACCGTTCCAACACCGCTACCACCATTTGCGCCTGTGCTTCCAGTCTGGTTTAATAAACTATTTTGTGTTGAAACAGTTGGAGTTTGACCAGCCTGGGTGGTTGCATAAGAGTTTCCTCCAGTATTACCTGAACGAAATGAAAGGAATGTGGATGTACTTCCAGCAGTGCCACCAGTATTTGCTGTTGCACCGCCACCAGCAGCAACAGTTATTCCATTAAATGATGTGCTAGTTCCAGCGCTTCCATTTGAGGCATTTGAGGTGTTATTAATAACAGATGTATTTGCACCACCTGCACCACCACCACCAACAGTTACTGTAATTGAAGCACCAGGTGTTACTAAATAAAATGGGTCAAATGCAATTGCTCCACCACCACCGCCGCCTCCGCCATTGATATTGTTGTTTGCAGTCCAAACTCCACCACCGCCGCCTCCGCCACCACCGCCGACCATATAGACAGCGCACTTAGTAATTCCAGTAGGAACTGTCCAAGTAGTAGAAGAAGTAAATACTTGATAAGTTGAATAACCAGCGGCAACTAGTGTTGCAGGAATTTGTACAATACCCATTACGCTATCTCCACTCCTGAGATGTGAAAGTCAATTGTTGTTGCAGATGCAAGACCCTTGATAGTCTGCGTAGTTGGAAGCACTTGCTTCAAGTCAATATAGATAGTTGAGTTAGCAGCAATTGCTGTATCCTTTTGAAGTTCAATATCGTTAAGCAAAAGAGTAAAAGTTCCAGCACTTGCAGCGTTATTACAGACTGCAATGTTAGTTACGATTGCAGTAGTAGATGAAGGTACTGTGTATAAAGTTGTTGATGATGTCGCTGCTGCTGTACGAGCAAGGACCTTAGATGTTACAGCCATTAGTTACTGTTTCCTTTTCTTAGAGTGCGCCCATTATGGACAGGAGTTTGTTGTCTTCAATTGTTGCAGTTGTTGCGTATGATGATAGGTCTACCGCAGACCAAGTTAGACCTGTTGCGGTAGATGAGTCAGCCTTTAAGAAATACCCGTTAGTTCCAACTGTAAGTTTACCTACAGTATCTGCAGCAGTACCTACAAGGATGTCTCCCTTTGCATCAAAGATTGTTTCTTCAATTGCAGAGGCTAGTTCAAATGATGTAAAAGTAATTACTTCAAGCACATCACTAGCAGCCAAGGCTGCAAGAGAAGTAATGCTTGTTCCGTTAGTTGCTGTGTAATCTGTTGTAGGAACTAATAGAACACCATTGAGATATACCTGCGCTTTGCCAGGAATATAAGATAATGTCAGACCATTAGCGTCTGCACCTGATACTGATGTCTCTCCGCCTGTTGCATTAAAGCGGTAGCGGTAGATTGCAGCAGTTGAGGAGATTGAACCCCACTCTGTTCCAGTCCAAGCAAACATAGCATTGGCTACTGAGTTCCAGTAGATAGCACCAACAAGAAGTGTGTTGCCATCATTGTCTACAGATGGAGCAGATGACTTAGCGCCCAAGTAGCGGTCATCAAAGTCATCGTATGATGCAGCAGCAGCCGTTGCACTTGCTGCAGCAGCGGTAGCAGAACCAGCAACTGTATCTACATACGCTTTTGTAGCAGCGTGTAGGTTAGATGATGGAGCACCTGAAAGGGTAAGAGCACCAGTCATAGTGCTTCCTGCCTTAAGTACGAATGAGTCGTAGACAGTTCCACCTGCTTGGATTGCTGTTGCAATCTCACCAAGAGTATCAAGTGTAGATGGAGCAGAGTTAACTAGGTCTGCAACCTTTGTATCTACATAGAGTTTAGTAGCAGCATCAGCATTAGATGTTGGTGTAGCAAGAGATGTAATCTTCTGGCTGTTAAGAGATACTGAGCCAGTAGGCGCTGCCATTTGGTCTAGACGATTAGTGCGTACCTGTGTATCAAAGTCTGAAATAGTTGATGCAGCCTGTGTGCCAGTATGGTTAGCACGGGCATATGGGTCAGTAACCAT